AACTATGCCATCACACAAAGTTACATCCAAATGTTGGGTGACATGCTGTCTCCCGAAAAGGCTATTCGATTTAGTCGTGTGACAGACAGAATCTATATCGATGCGGATATGGATGAGTTGTTGGATGCTGGTGATTTTGTTCTTATTGAGGCGTATGCGTCACTTGATCCAAACACATACACAGAAATTTACAATGACATTCTGCTCAAGAAATATACGACCGCTGCATTTAAGTATCAGTGGGGTATGAACCTTTACAAATACCAAGGGATTCAACTTCCGGGTGGTGTTCAGTTCAATGGTGACCAACTCATGTCAACGGCAAAAGAGGAAATGGAACGCATTGAGGAAACACTCCAAGACAAGTATGAACTACCCGCTAACTTCTGGGTCGGCTGATGGCAACAAATCAATACTTCAACAAGTTTGCTTTTAAGAATGAGCAAACACTCGTTCAAGATCTCGTCGATGAAACGATCAAAATTCACGGCGTGGATATGACGTACATTCCGAGAGTCGTTGACGATCTTGATGACACTCTCGGAGATGCAAAAAACGTATCTTTTACGGATGCCCGTGAGATTGAAATGTACGTCGAAAATTTTGACGGGTTTGAAGGAGAGGGTGAGATCATGTCTCAATTTGGTTTGGAGATCAAAGATGAGATGACCGTCACTGTTTCAAGTAGAAGGTTTACTTCAACATTTAAAGACAAAAATTTCACAAGCCCAAGAGAGGGTGACCTCATCTTTTTCCCACTAAATAATTCACTTTTTGAGGTCAACTTTGTTGAAAGAGAAAAGAACTTCTTTAGTTTTGGTAAAACCTTTACCTTTCAAATGAAGTGCAGTTTCTTTAAGTATACCGGAGAGGACTTTACCACTGGCTTCGATTCAGTCGATGGTGTGACATCCTCCGCATTTGACCAATTGGTGGTCGTAGGATTGACTTCAGGGACGGGCGAGTTCAGAGATGGGGAAAGAGGTCATCTTTACACGAACGCAGCAGGGAGCATCACAGGGGCTACAATCGACGTTATCGAATGGGATACTTTGACCGATACTGCAACAATTAGAGTCCTTGGCGGGACGATTGGTGGGGCAACGCTGATGGTCGGTCAAGCCTCCGGTGCTTCCTTTGGTATTCACACCATCGGAGCCACGCAAGAATACTTTGCTAAAGACGGTCTTGAAGATAACACAGAAATTGACTTTGAGGCATCGAGTTTTCTTGACTTTACTGAATCTGATCCGTTCTCGGAGGGTAACTTCTAATGTTTACTACATTTTACAATGAAACAATTCGTAAAACTGTGATTGGATTCGGCAGTCTCTTTGATGACATTTATGTTCAGAAGATCAACGCATCAGGACAAACATCAAAAAAGATTCTCGTACCAGTCTCCTACGCTCCAAAAGAGAAATTTATTCGTATGTTACGAGAGTTTCCGTTGCTCAAGGGCGATCAAGCAGAGACAGCAATCGGTGGCGTTTTACCAAGAATGGGGTTCTCGATTACAAACATTGATTACGATGGGTCGAGAAAACGAAATACCGTTTTTAAGAGATTTGTGACGAGTGAACCGAATCCAACGACTGGTCTTGTTGAGCAATCTCAATCTCAGTTTACCGAGGTTCCGTACAACATCGGGTTCAACCTTGCTATCGGTGCGAGAAGCACAGATGAGTGTTTGCAGATCGTTGAACAAATTTTACCTTACTTCACGCCAGAGTTTACTCTAACCATAAACTTTACTGATAGCATGAATACAAAGGTTGATGTACCAATTATTCTGAATGCTGTTTCGCCAGAGTTTGAATTTGAAGGTGATACCTCAACACAAAGAAACGTAATTTTCAACCTTACGTTTACTGCTTTGTCTTATGTTTTCTCACCTGTCAAGACAAACAAGATCATTCGCAAAACCGATGTTACGACACTCATCAGTGGTTTCAATTCAGACGGGTCTATCACTGGACCGACTGGTGCTATCGCAAGATCAATTTCGTCCATCACAGGTCCGTCCGGTGCAAGCAGTATGCCGCCTAACGCATCCGTCACAACTGAAAACTTTGAGTTTGGAAGTATTACTGGTGGACTAAGTATAACCGGAGGCACTATGTGATGAAAGATGAAAATCCACTAGAGGACGCACTCAACATTGAGCCTGTTGAAAAAGAGGAAAAGATGCCATTGCGAAAGCCTGTGGAAATCGACTTGTCAAAGTTTCCTGAGCGAAAGCAGATGCACCAAAGACAAGATTACTCTGAGGTGCGTGAAAACCTCAAGGAGTTGATCGATGGTGGCAAGGTTGCACTTGATGGCATTCTCAAAGTCGCGTCTGAGAGCGATAGCCCGCGTGCGTTCGAAGTCGTTAGTCAATTACTCAAAACATCGGTAGAAGCAAACAAGGAACTACTCGATGTTCATAAACAGATGAAAGAACTTGAGGCGGAGGATAAGGCAAAGAATGTAACAAACAATGCCTTCTTCGTTGGATCAACAAAGGAACTCCAAGAGTTGGTCAACAAGCAACTGCCCAAGAAGCGTGTGAAGAGGATTACTTCTAATGACCAAGAAACATGATGCAGAAGCCTATCTTGGAAACATCAATCTCAAAGCGGCGAACGTAGAGACAGAATACACAAAAGAACAAATCGAAGAGTACGCCAAGTGTGCTGCTGACCCGATGTATTTTATTGAAACATACATCAACATCGTTTCGCTCGATGAGGGTCTTGTTCCATTCAAGCCATACGATTATCAAAAGAACATGATCGAGACAATCCACAAGGATCGCTTCGTTATTGCAAAACTACCACGGCAGTCGGGCAAGTCTACGACCGTTGTTTCTTACCTTTTGCACTATGTCTTATTCAACTCTTCAAAGAATGTTGCAATCTTGGCAAACAAGCAGGTCACTGCACGCGAACTTTTGGGTCGTCTGAAGTTGGCATACGAGCATTTGCCGAAGTGGCTTCAGCAGGGTGTCATCGAATGGAATAAAGGTTCGATTCACTTGGAAAACGGATCGAAGATTCTTGCATCCTCGACATCATCTTCAGCCGTACGGGGTGGCTCATTCAACATGCTGTTTCTTGATGAATTTGCCTTTGTGCCAGAGAACGTCGCGGACGAGTTCTTCAGTTCTGTGTATCCCACGATCTCGGCTGGACAAGAAACTAAAGTTTTGATCATCAGCACACCCAAAGGTTTGAACATGTATTACAAACTTTGGTCTGATGCCATCGAAAAGAGAAACTCTTACACTCCTATCGATGTTCACTGGACTGAAGTTCCGGGTCGTGATGAAAAGTGGAAAAAAGAGACTATCCGCAACACCTCACCGGAGCAGTTTAGGGCAGAGTTTGAGTGTGAGTTCTTGGGGTCGCTAAACACTTTGATTGCACCGTCTAAGTTGAAAACATTGGTTTACCAGCGACCGCTGAAATCTTCCGAGGAGGGGTTGTCAGTTTATGAGGAGCCTATCGCGGGTGCAAACTACTTCTTAGGTCTTGATGTATCCAGAGGTAAAGACCTTGATTATCATGCCTTCTCTATTATTCGATACGATCAGATGCCATACAAGGTGGTTGCAACATTTAGAAACAACGACATGCAGCCGTTTCTTCTGCCTACCTTAATCTACAACTTTGCTATGAGGTACAACGAAGCACAAGTCTTGATTGAAATCAACGACATCGGGCAGGAGATTGTTGACCTTTTGTGGAATGACCTTGAATATGAAAATATCATCACAACCACTGTGCGTGGTCGTAAAGGTCAAGTTATGGATGCAGGCTTCTCGAAGCATGATAGGCAGTATGGTGTTCGCATGAGTCCAAAGGTGAAGCGTGTTGGATGTGCCATTCTCAAAGAAATGGTTGAGCAGGATAAAATGATCTTGAACGACTTCAACGTTGTCAATGAACTAGCGTCATTCGTGTCGAAGCGGGGATCGTTTGAGGCTGAAACTGGACACCATGATGACTTGATCACCAGTTTGTTGCTCTTTGCGTGGGCTTCCAATCAAGACTACTTCAAAGATTTGACAGACATAAATATTCGTGAAGAACTCTTGAAAGAGAAGATCGCCAAGATGGAAGAAGACATAATGCCATTTGGGTTTGTCGAAAATGGAGTCGATGAAGACTCATTTGTAGATAACAACGGTGATCTTTGGTCGGTGGATAGAAATGATGAGTTCCTCTAAACCGCTGTATCAATAGATAAGTAGCAACAGGAGATTAATATGGCATTTCAAGTTAGCCCCGGCGTTCAAGTAAAAGAAATTGATCTAACTTCGATCATTCCATCCGTTTCTACGACAAGAGCGGGTTTCGCAGGACAGTTCAACAAAGGTCCGGTTGGTTCGAGAGTGCGTGTCACCAGCGTGAATCAATTGAGAAGTGTTTTTGGTGATCCTACCGATACTAACGCACTTGACTTTTTCTCTGCTGCAAACTTCCTTGCATACACCAACAATCTTCAGATTGTAAGAGTTGTCGGAACGGGTGCGGTAAATGCTAACGTGAAGGGAAGCACCGGAACAAACACACTGATTAAAACCGTGGCAGACTACGATGCTAAGTTTGGAACCACTGGTGGAACGCTGGGTGCTAGTTTAGGTACTTACGCTGCTCGCACTCCCGGTGGCGAAATTCAACAGGGTGGCAATGCGTTCCAAGTTTCAACTTGCGACAGAACCACATTGAATGTTCAACTTTTTGGTGCGTCAGGAGC